CTTAATCATATGTAAATATACGAAAAAAGCTTGGAATTACCAAGCTTTTAACCATATTTGTTTAAACTGTATTAATCTAATGCGGATACATCTAATTCAGCATCTGCACTCATTTGTTGTATATATTCTTCTTCCATATCTCTTAATTTAACTAAATTGGTTTCATACCCCTTAATTTGATTAGTTAATTTGATAAGGATTTGTTTTAGTATTTCTTTTTTCTTAGGGTCTTTCTCATTGTTATAAGGAACTACTGCTTTCTTTCTATCAGCCATCAGTTCTTTAATCTTCTTTTCAACTGCAGCAGTTTTTACGAAAATCTTTGGAGTTCTACCACTAATTTCTTTTACTACGGATTCTGGCACACAATTAGGAACTTGCTTACCACCTTTATCTTTCATTCCTATCTGCTTGTATCCAGTCCAACAAGCTTCTTCTAATATATTACTTAACTTTATCATATTGTTTATTTATTAAAATGCTATTGAAACATAATCCCCAGAAGCTTCTACCCAACGAACTCCCATTGATAATAATTTTTTTAAATCGCTTGAGGAAAATCTATATGCATCGGGTGATTGTCCCTTTACTTCTATATCTATAATCATACCATGAATACCATCAAATATTGCAGAATGCTTTCCACCTATGATTTTTTCAAATGCCATTACCTTTTTTGCTTTATCTATTGGAATCTCACCCAATTCAACTTCAGATGCTTCATTCATTATTTTTTTTAATGATGTAGAACCTTCAACTTTTACAGGCGCCAAAACAGTTCCATATTTAGGATCATTCATTAACATATAGTGAACCCCCTTAATAATGCTCTTATAATCTTTATGTTGTTTATCCCATTCAGCTTTAGTAATGGTTTTAGAATATTTTACACCACTTTCATCTAATTTGAAATGATCAACAACATCTAATATTTCTTTGTAATCCATATCACCTAAATCATCAGCAATTTGATTTCTATTTGCATTCATTTTACCTGAAACAAATATTGATACTGCTTTTTTGGTGCTTGCTGAACCTTTATCGTAAAAATTCATTACTTGTTTGAAATGAACATCATTAGGTCCCATTTCATTTATCTTACCTTCATTCTTATTACCATATTCATGGTAGTTCGATGATGCTTGAGAAATGAAGTTTTCTGCATTAGTAATGTGGTCTTGAATCCAAGCTGGTATATCTTTTTCATTTTCACCCATCTTAGCTTTTAATTCAGTTGCCATCTTAATGATAGTATCCAATGAATTGTTTGCCATAGAAACTTCGTGGTCTTCACCTTCTGCTTCTTTAATGAATGCGGTATGCATTGGGTTTGAAACTACTTTACCTTGCTCAAACTTACCAAATGCTTTTTGATTAACCAAACCACCTAATCTTATCATCTTATTACTTTTTTTTAATTGCCAATCTTTCTTTCATTACATCTGATGGAATATCAGCTATTTCGTAGTAACGATTTAAGATGTGACCCATATCTTCATATAAAGAATGTAATCTCTCATCCATAGCTCTTGCTTCCATTGCAACTTTATCAAAAGAACTTCCTAACTTTTCTAGCTCTTGCATATTTCTTTTGATGGTTATTTTATCAAACCAATCATCGGATTCTCTTAAGGTCATTTCTTTTGCAGCCTCAACAATACCACCCAGCGTTTCAGCAATCTCAACAATATCAGATTGTCTATTCATTTGCTCCTGATATGTTTTATAAGTTGATATGATTTCTAAAAAATGCTTCTTAACCTCCATAGCCAACTTTCTATTATATGCTTCTTTTTGTTCTAACGCTTTTACTGATTCGTTTATTGATGTTTCTAATGAAAATTTTCCATTAACAATCTTAACTTCTTTCAAAGGTTGTATGCTCTTAGGTGCGGTTATAGGTTTTCTATCTAAGTTCAATCTGAACTTATTTTTATTCATATATCCGTTTAAATCAAATTTTTCCATATTATGCAGTTTCAGTTATGATCTCTCTCATTAAATCTTGTGCTCTACAAAAATCTCCACAAACATCTGCTTGCTCATCTAATTTTTTATTTACAGATTCATTCATAGGTCTCATAAATGCACCATGTGTAGATGGGTTGGAAACAAAATCCCAACATAGTAATTCAAAATCTTCTTTTACTTGAACTCTATTGCCTGATAATGGTTCGGTAGAACCCATACCACGAGATGATATACCTAAAAGGATTCCAGCTCTCAACAACTCTTTTAAAATGTTGCCAGATGGAGTTGGAAGTATTTCAACAGTACCAACAACATCATCACCTTCCCAATGAACCTCTTTTATATTGTGAGATACATTCTTCAAGTTAATTACGGTAGATTCTGGATGATCTAATTCACCCAATGCTCTTCTTTCTTGTATTAATTGTTGATACTTTTTAACCTCTCTATCTAAGATATTTTTTGGATACACTCTACCATTTTGGTTTTCTGCACCAGCTCTTTGAAGAACACCTTTAACTAATGTTCTACCACTAGCATCTTCTTGTATCTTACCTTCAAATAAATTGGTTTCTATTAAAAGTCCTTTCATAATATTATTAATCTTTTATCGTTACCGGATATTTTTTTCCGTTAAACTCAAATTCTTTTAATCCTTCTTTTTTTGCTTTTCTAGCTGCGTTAATAAATGCTCTTCCTTCGTTTACCGGTTTTGGAGATTTACTTTCCATTATACCAACTGCAATATCACCTACTACGAAATCAGGCTTAGTTGCGTATTTCTTATTTACAATTGCAACTTTGTTATTTGGAGTTGGTTGAATAATATAGATTGGAAGTGGTTCGGTAGCGAATGTATATTTCATACCTAATTTCTTTAATTCCGAACCAACACTCATAAATGAGTTTGCTGCTTCAACTGCTCCTTTGATTTTATCCATATCAGTAGAAGAAACACCTTCGGTTACTGATTCAGTCATTCCAAAATACTTCTTTCCGTATTTCTTTACCAAACCAATTGCCATCTTTATTGCATTTTTCTCACCCTCTACGAATTCAACTTCATAGTTTTTTAAACTATTAAATCCTTTATCTTTTATTTTTACAGTAAAGTCATCATTTAAATTAGTTCCTGAGATTGATAATGCAGCGAATCCTGTTTTAGTAAAAAACTCTACAGTACTTGAATAATAATTTTTACCTAATTTTTCATCTTTTCTTTTGTATTCAATATCTTGTCCAATTAGATTTTCTAAAGTTTTCATTACCAAATTATCGTTTCCTTTTGATAATCCAATATTTTCTTCGTTTATAGATTCGTTGTTTTTGTTCATAGTTTTAAGTTCTTTCCACAATGGATAAAACTTATCCTGAAATTGAGCTCCAGTGATTTTACCAGAATTAGCAGCTACTCTTAATTTTTCTATTTGTGCTAAAATATCAGATTCTCTAGATTCGTTTACCGATTCCATAGTTCCCTTTAACTTAGAAGTCATCTTATTGAATTCGGCTTTATCAATTCCTAAACTATCCATTACTTGTCCAACTACCTGAACCTTTTGATTATATGTTAAATCAGAATCTTTGATTTTATCAATAGCCATATCAAGCTTTGATTTTACAGCAGATGGGATAGTTGCTTTCGGTAATTCCATACCTTCATCTGCTTTCTTACCAGCTCTCAAATCTGCTAAATCAGATGATTCTATCTCACCATCTCCATCAACATCTAATTTCTTTTGTCCACCAACTAATTTCTCTTCTACTTTGTATGTTTCACCACCAACTTCAAATTCATCTTCACCAGCTTTTTTAGCAGCTGTTACAGCAGCACCAAATGCATTACCTTCGTTCTTTTCACCCTTACCATCCCAAGCAGAATCAATCTTATTAAAGAATGCTTTCTTTTCATCATCGCTCATAGATGGTATAGATTTACCAGCTTTTTCTAATGCTTTTTGGAAGAATGCCTGATACTCAGATTCCTCACTCATAATATTTTTTACTAATTCTTTTAATTGAGCTCTATTCATCTTCGTTTTATTTATGCTGATAGATTTGTTATTTTTGCTGATATTTTATTTAATCTCTCTCTAATAACATTTAAATGTTTTTGGGTTCTTTTCCAATAGTCATTACTGCTTAACCCGTTTTCAGTTTTCAATTTACTATACCATTCAATAAATTGTTCAATTTCTTGCAATTGGCTTCTCATATTACGAATACCAACACCTATTTTTTGGTTTGGAGTTCCTTCGTTCTGCTTTAGTGCATTCCAACGATTAACACCTTCACCAACGACGGTATAACCTTCTCCACTTGATTTAGCCATTTGTTTGTTCTTTTTCTTTTCAGAACCAGGCTTTGTAAATGCAGCAGGAGTATTATATCCAACAATACCACCGGTAACGGATGCTTCTTCTAATTCCTTTTCGGATTCGATTTCTTTGACAAGTTCTCTAACTATTTGTCTTAATTTACTTTCCATCAACTTTTGATTTTAATTCCTTTAATAATTCTTGCGAAAGAAGTAAAATAGAAACTTGATTATCAGATACGCTTCTACCCAACTTCTGTCCTTTTAAAACAGATACTGTTTCATTCAATTTAATAGTAGTAACCTTATCAGTTATTTTCTTATTAACTGAATTTAATTCAGAAATTGTTGATTTTAATTCTTCTGTGAAATAATCTTTGAATTTAGATGTATTAGTTATATTGTTAATATATTCTCTTAATACTTCTTTTTGTTTAGAATCTAAATTAGTATATTTTTTGTTGAATGTTTCTACTAAAATCTTATATGTCAGCAAACGGATATCTTTATCTTGCTTTTTATACATCTCAACCAATTGTTGAGCCTCATCATCTTTTTTTATTATTTTAGATACAGGCTTAGATGTTATATTTTCTATTAGGGTAACTTTAGAATTAAACACATCTTTAATATCCAAATCCGGTGTTTTTTGAGATTCAAACACTTTATATATAGACGCCAAAACTTTGTAATTAGTTATAGGAGATGAAAGGAATTGTTCTGAATCGAAACTTTCTTTAATTTGCTTAATAAGGTTATATTTTTCCTTATTCAATTTGGTTGGATCTAATTTTGAATACGCTTCACAAACAGTATCTACAAACTTCTCTGCTCTAGTTTCAGAACTATATTTTTCTTTAATTAATAATTCATAAAGACGTAGTTCTTTATTTAGTTCCTTTCCTGGAGCAAAGAATTCCTTAACGATTCTTTTTGCGTTTTCGGTCTTGTCCCCATTAAGAACTTCCAATGTTATTTGTCTTACTAAAAGTTCAAACAACACTCCAGTATTCTTAACTTTTGAGTGCTTTATTTTTTTCATTTATTTTACCCTATAATTGTTTTAGAATTCTATATAACACATATAAATATAAAAATTTTATTCTTTATTAAAATTTAGTGTCATCTAATAAGTTTTTTTCATCCAAAAGGTCGGTTTTTTCCTTTTTTTCGTTCAAAACCTTCTTTTTAGATGATATTCCATTTATATATTCTCTTGCTATTTTTTTTGTGTTTGTTGAAACATATACATCTCTCTTCCTTTCTTTATGGTTTTCCTTGTCACCTAAAGGGTCTCTGCCATATGGGTGTTTATCTTTACCATAAGTATTACCCTCACGAGGTCTACCACCTAAATCAGGATTAGCTTCATTTTTGATTTTAGTTTTCAACTCTTCCAACTCACCCTCAACGTTTTGTTGTTTTGGTGGATTTGCAGGGTCATTTCCTTCGTTTTCTATAGAATTATGTCTGAATGTATCTTTGATATCATTTATCACTTTACCTCTCTCATTCTTCGAATCATCTGCACTCATACCAAATATATTGTGGTATATCCAATCTTTAGATAACATTTTTAATCCAGCCATATCAGTTGCCAATCTAACCTTTTCACTCCAAAGATTTACCTTTTCTTGCTCATAGATAGTAGAAGCGTTTGTAAGAGATAGCTCAAAGTTTACCATTTCAGAATCCTCTATACCTTGAGATGCTAAGTGAACGATTGCCACTTTTGTCAATTCACTAACGATTGTTCTTTGAATTCTTTCGATAGTTCTTGCAAAACGAACATCTTCTGCAGCTAGAGTAGCTTTACCATTAACATTCTCATCAAATGATAAGTAAGCCTTTGGAACTCTTAGTGCCGCAAATAACTTAGCTTTTAGATATTCAATATCATCAATTGCCGCATAATCCAATCCACCCAAATTATCAATAGATGTTCCACTATCACCACCCCTTACCGGTAAGAAGAAATCTTCCGTAAGGTTTTGCATATTATATTTTAAGTTATAATCACCTGTATCTTTATTAACAAAAGGAACTTTCTTCATTTTATTAATAATCTTCTGCATATAGTTATCCACTTCAGTTGGTGGAATATTACCAATATCAATTTTGAATACTCTCTTTTCAGGTGCTCTCATAATACGATGAATTAACATCGCATCTTCCATAAGAGATAATTGTTTCCAAATTCTTCTTGCAGATTCAATCATTGATTTACCATAAGGTAAAAAGTTAGTATCTGATAGTAAACGAAAATGGGCCATTTCATAGTTTTCCCACTCACCCTTACCAGTCCTATCCATTTCCACTTTAAACTTTACATAGTTTGCATTGTGTGGATCAGCCCCTTCTAATCTTTCAGAATAATATATAGATTGTGGAATTACATTTATAACTCCCTTACCTTCTGCTATTTCTAATCCTAAAAAGAAATCACCATATTTTACCAAGTTTCTTGTCCAAGGCCACAAGTTGAATTCTATATTAATTACATCATAGAATAAGTTGTGTAGTATTTCTTTTACATTTTCATTTGAAGAACGTATAGTTAATACCTGCCCAAACTCATCTTTGGTTGTAGATTCATCAGCGTAAATATCTAATGCCGATGCTATAATTGGATCATTATCCATAGCATCATAATCTCTGAATAATTCTCTACGAACTTGGTGGTATGCCATTGATTGGGCCCCAGCTGATGTTTCGTAGAAAGATTTTTGCAACTTTGTATATCTATCTCTTAATTGTAATAGATTTGTATTTGTCTGTCTTTCATCGACATCGACTACCCTTCTTCTACCCTTATCATCAATACGAACTACCGCAGTTGTTGAAAAGAGTTTCTTCAACCTACCAAAAAAGGACCTATCATCGTTTTGCTCTGCCATATATTATTCTTTTATCTGTATAACCTTTATTTTGTATATTTTACCATTTACGACAACTCCAATAATTTGCCTTTGTTCTTGGTCCGGGATTATCACAATTCATTCTTGCTCTAAATGATTTTCTAGCTTCAGGATTATCCTTCTTAATTACCATTCCCTTTTGCCCAAAGTTTACTTTGATAACCTTACCAGTCTTAGGATTCTTTACATATACCTTAAACTTTTTAACATCACCCTGCATTGGTTTACCCAACTTCACTTCTCTTCCCTGATACTCTGCTTCATCCAATTGAGTTGAATATGCTTTCAAAAAGTTAATGAAATCATCCATATCTTCTTGCTCTACATCTAATTCATCATAATCATCAATTGGATTATCAATTGGTTCATTTCCTTTAGAATATGCATTATCTACATATTCATCTTCGTTAAGGATATTCATTAGTCTAATCATATTTTTTATATTGATACAATGGTTAAATATATTATATAAATATCAAAAAAAGTAATAAAACTATAACCATTTGGATAAATCTTCCATTTCTCCATTACCAAGCTTCATAGCCCATGGGTTAGTATCTATATTACTACCACCATATACCCCATCAAATGTGTTAGTTGCAATACCACTTAAAGCATGTTTTGTTAAACTAATACCTTGTTGTTTTAACCTAAGTGCAGTATCTCTAACCCATAACCCAATTGCAAATGCCATTACCAAGTCATCATTATAACCTCTCATAGCTTCAGCTCTACCATTGTGAAATATGAATGTAAATAATTCATCGATTAATCTAGTAGAACGAACTACTATTGATTTTTCTCTGAAATATTCATCTAATTTAGATATAATTAATGGACGAGTTTTGGATGTGGTTGAAAATCCAGCTACCAATCCCTTTTCCTCTGCTCTATATCTATTACTCATTTGGTGTTCTACATCTACATATTTTAAATCCTTACTCATATAGAATAAGTTTTTGTAACCCCTATCAATTACCTGTTGAATACAAGCCCATCCTATGTTTGCATTCTCCACTACAAGTAAAGCATCATTGTATTCGGTTGAAAGCGATACTAAAAAATTACCAAAATCTTTTGTTTCAATTTTTCCTTTATATTCAGCAACTTGAGTTGAACTATCAATATCAATGACATGCGCAGTTGAAAAGTCAGCACCATCACCTCTAGCGACATCGGCCACAACCATATAAGATTTATTAAAATCAGGGTATTCCCATTTCCAAAGATTACCATCTATATATCCCTTTTCTACAGGAGTTTGACAATATGTTTCTTTGTAGAACATTAGGGTCTCCGGGTCTATCACCGTATCACCTGAAGATATGAAGTCACAATCACATTCTTGTGCTGCAATCTTTGGACCTAATAATTTAGTTTGTTCATCTCTCCAAGTTTGATCTCTTTCAGGGTGAACTGTCCAGTGTAAACTAATTGGATTGAATGGATTCTTTCCTTCTTCAGAACCAACCCAAGTTTTATGAAACCAATTACCCACACCATTAGGAGTAGAAAGTGCAATACAACTACCACCCGTTGAAAGGGTAGATTGTGCGGATGCCCATATATCATCAATATCATCAATGAAGGCGGCCTCATCAAATATTAGAAGTGATAATGCTTCAGAACGACCAGCATCAGGAGATGATGCGATAGCCTTAATTTGAGAACCATTATTTAAACGAAGTGATAATTTGTTATCTTCCAACGAACCCCCCTTAAGCCAACTAGGAAGTAACTCATGCATTACTCTCACCTTAGTTACTAAGTTCTTTGCTACCTCTTGCTTTGTTGCGATAACCAATACGTTAAAGTCAGAATTAAATAACATCTTCCAAAGAGAATATCCAGCCGATAAGGTTGAGATACCCGTTTGACGAGATTTTAGGACTATATTAAAACGATTAGCTGCTAATTGAGTTAGGGTCTTTTCCTGAAATGGAAATAGATGGAAAGGTATCTTTCCTCTAGTAGGGTGCTGAATCATACAATACTTTCTCATAAAGTGTATCGGGTCTACCGCACACTTTTTGTATTCTTCTGCAATAATCTCTTTTAAAGATTTTTTTTGTATTACGCCAGTTGCCATATTAATTAATTGGGGCCGTAACTAAATCGTAATTTTTATCTTTTAGTAATTCCCAAGCACCATCTCTTAGTTTAATGGCTTCTTGTATTTCCGATTCATATTTTTCAATATCAGCAAGTATTTCTGCTTTCAACTCATCTATATCCTTTTCCATTCTCCACATTTCGATTTTACCATCTTCACCTACAACTTCATATTCCTGCTTTGCATCAGAATACGCTTGTTTGAATTTAGCTACCACATCCATACCATATGATATCATATTGGAAGTTATCTTATAAGTTTCATAAGCTTCCCAAAATCCATCATTCTTTATTTGGAATTCTTTGATAGCCAAACATTTAGTACAATAACCCGTTTTGGAAATAAGCTTTTTATCAACTCTTGCGTATTTTATAGTTTTACAGTCAGTTGATTTACAAGTATTTAATTTATCTAAATATGCTCTTACATCTTGCATAGTATCCGATAAATCAGATACTTTCATTTTGCCAAATTCCTTCTGCTCCCAACTATCACCATTAGAATCAGTCCATCTATCTCCAACTTTTCTATTTACATTAGCTTCTTCAGCTCCTGCAAATGATACAAATGTATCCTTCTCATACTCCTGCCCATGTAACACCATATCAACCAACTTTCTACGAGTTGGATGCATAAATTTTTTATTAAATTCTTTTGCCATATAACTATGTTTATATATATAAATATATATAGTTTAAAAAAACCGATTATTATTCGTAAAAAAGACCTAATATCTGATTAAGTGGAGCGAATGCACCAGTCAATTTGTAAGTATTCCCATTATACACAAATACAATACCTTCGTTTGGAACAATCTTATCAAATCCACCCAATGCCTGCAATCTTTGTAGTTCCAATTTAAGTTTATCCAACTTTTTAGGGTCTCCTAACTTCTTAACGTCTTGAATAGTTTTGTTTAATCTAGCTACCATTTGTTTGGTTGCTTCAGCAGGATTTGCTGTTAATACTGATTCCATAAATGATAGAACATCCGCACCAACTCCTAAGAATATTTCTTCAAATTTCATTAGGTTATCCTTTGCTATTTTGGATTGATCTTTTTTATCAAGACCATCTGCCCAAGTTCTTATTTTTTCATCGGTAATAGTTGCTATACGGAAACTCTTGTCTCCAAATGCCCATCTCTTAACTAATCCTATTTTTTGTTGTGCATCCAATTTCTTTGCATTTTTTTCTACAAAGTTAGTCCACCAAGCCTGATGATATTCTCCTACACCCTGATTATCGGATAATCCAAACTCACTTTGTAGTTTAGATATCATTCCCATATATTTTGGTTGTAATTTAGATAAATCTTCATTCTTAGGTAACTTCTGCATTGGTGGTCCTTGTATCGTATATTTTGATTGAACCTGCTGATTTACTTGCTTAATCATTCCTGCTAATATCTTAGCTGCCTGCTGGTCTTCACCAATAGCAATACCCTCATCGTTATATTCCATCGTTCCGTGAAATACTAATAGAGGTTGATTATATGGAATTACATTTACGGATGTTGGATATATTACTTCCAAATTCATAAAACATGCACCATCTTTGAATATCTTCTTTTTTTGTGGTTCTGATAATGCTCCAATTGCTTTAGATAAATCTTGCATAGCGAAGTTATATGCATCAGTTAATCCACCTCTACCACCAAACTTATCTGCTACTTGTCCGATTGTCATAGCTTCGGCTCCTTTGTTCTTTAGATGCGATTTATTACGAGCTGCAACTAATCTACCATTTACCCAACTGATTGCCAATGCTTGTCCGTCAGTTTTTTCTCTAGCTACTTCTAAATCACCTGTTAGTGCTTTCTTAACTATATTTTTTAAATCACCAAATGTAAGATTCATTTGAACATCAAATGGATGTGCCATATGTCCATATGCTCCACCTTCCATTATTAGAGATTCGTTTACGTTACCCGTATCGGTTTTGATAAAAGTACCTCTTCTTACAGTTTTGAAATCCAAACTCATTTCGTTTCCAAAAATATCTTTTGGAGAAATAATCTTTAATCTAATTGTTCCATTTTTATTATCAACACCTAAAGTTTCAAACTCAATTTGAGAAT